AACATCACTATATGATCATATTGTATCCGGAGCTTTTTATCCTTCAGCTGGAACTGAATATTCCTTCTTATTGAACACTTCAGGAAAAACTTATGTGTTTTATAGGGTTAAAGGAGGAGTGTTTGAACCTAGATATCCAGTTAATAATCAATCTAAATTAGTGGGAGTTGGTTCTAGTGTGAATTATGAAGAAAGTGGTCATTTAGAGCTTAAGGTTGTAGAATGCGATAATGATTTGAATATAACAAATAAAGATAATTATTATTTGGCATTTGAAGAAAATCGCTGGAATAGTCGTGGAGCAGGCAACATAACTTTATCCTCAATAGTATTTGAACCAGGAGATAAAAACGCAGTAGAGGCTTATAAGACTATTACATTAAGTCCTGGTATACATATAAAAAATGGGGCAATATTTCATGCGAAAGCATTACCTTATCCGACTGTAAAAGATTGTGATTGTACAGCTAAAGGATTGAGGGGTTCGACAAATTATGCAGATGCTAATTTTATTGGTATTGATGCTGATTTAGTGGAAATTACCTATTCTGATGCAACAAAAAATGTAATAGTAAATAGTAAATTCGATAATGATATTTTGAATGTATCAGTGTATGATATGTCTGGCAGAATGTTACAAAATAGTCCTTGTAGTAGTAATTCAATGTGCGAAATGAATGTTTCGATACTAACTAGTGGGGTTTATATTGTTCAAGTATATACGAGTAAAGGATTTGTTTCAAAGAAAATTACAATTAAATAGAATGTGGTTTTAGAATAAATGATAAGGATGTTTATGAATTCTTTTATAGACATCCTTTTCTCTCTTCCAAAATAATTCCCTACATTTGGGAAATCCTTAAAAGTAATCACTATGGCAAAAGATCCTACACCCTCACAGGTTGCGACCAATGTGTTGCAGGGAATTCCTTTCGGTTCTATTATCGGAGGCCCATTGAGAGCCTGTGCAGAGACCCAAGAGGAACAAGCGAAAGCCGCTACTGAGTTCATGAAAGAGGCTGGGCTTGATCTGGATAAAGATGCGAAAGAGAAAGAATAGTTTGAATCCTTAAATCAAATGATCATGAAAGCGGAGAGACAACACAAAGAGTGTGCTTCACGGGTATTGCAACCGTCGAAAGGAGGCGGTGGGCATATTGTTGATAATAGACCAGCAGAAATTACTCAACGAAAATTGATCAATGACGTTTCTTCTGATATTAATGACAAAAATATCGTACAATGTTTTAAAACAATACAATTAGTGATTGACCCAGAGCTAGTCGCTAAATTAAAGGAGAAGTCAATTATGTTTACTGAAGAATATCTAGAGTTCACCATTTCAGCTCCCGCAGGAATAACAACAGAAGCAGGTGTAGTATTTTTAGAAAAGGGGAACACAAAATCAGGCTATGAACATTTAAAGAAACACTTACATGATTTTCAAGATTATGGAATTGTAGAATCTAATTTTGCCGATTTACTTGAAGCGACTTTGTCTAAATCTCCTGATTCAACAGAGCCTGGTAATAAAGGAGGGGTAGTTGCTAAGTATTTTATGAGTCTTGGTAAGGGAAATTTTATGCTAAATATTGTTGTAGCGTCAAATGGATACATAATTACAGCTTTCCCTGGTGAATCAAATGCAAATGATTATTACCAAAAGCTTAGGCAAGATCCGGAAATATTTATTCGTTATGGTGGCTTAGCTGGCTATGAAGCAGGGCATTAATGAAAAATAACGATTGAAGGCTTGAACATTCTTTTCTTCAAAAATCACTCTCAATCACACAAGCTTCCATCCTCCCAACAGGAAAAGGCCATAGCAACCCTGCGATATCGGGGGCTGTAAAATAAACTGTGTCATGCGTTAATTCTCACTGAAACTCGTCGGTCGAGTGCTATATAGTTTAAGGTTAAAACGTCCATCATCTTTTAGAGGATATACTCGATGGACGTTTTTAGGTAATTGTCTATGTTTTATTTGATACTAAATATTTTTTGCATACTTTTGAGAGTACAAAATTCAAACTCAACAAAATATGGAAATCAGTATAGATAATGAATCTAAAAGATTTTTTAGATTCTTGCAAGAAGAAAATAATGACAATATTATTTTTTCAGGAATATATGGTATTGGAAAATCTTTCTTTATTAATGAATTTTTTAATAAAAAGCATACAGATAAATATATAACCTTATTTCTTACACCTGTGAATTACTCAGTTGCAAGTAATGAAGATATATTTGAATATATAAAGATAGATGTTTTATTTCAACTATTGGATAAAGTTTCTTGTGACTTAAAAAATGTTCAGATATC